ATCTAGAATTAAAGCTATTGACCAAAGAATACGCGGTGGTTCTTTCTCTGATAAACTACGCGATAAAAAAATGAAACAGGAAAAACCTCCTACAGACCTTGCATGGGGTGAAGCTGTGACTCTTATTGGTGGTTCTGGAGTTTCTGAGGAAAACCAAGCTTTTATAAAGAAAGCATATACTGGTCAAGTTAAAGAAGAACAAAGTTACGCTGGACAATTCCGCTTTGGTGAAGAAAATATTCCAGAAGAAACTGGAATTACTATGCTTACAGATGATGAGGGTACTTTTACTGGAACAAACACTCAATCTGAAATTGAAGAAATGGTAGCAAGAGAAATTAGAAATAGAAGAATTGCTGGAGAAGAAATTACTTCATCTACTGTTAATGAAATTATTGATGGTATTAGAAATGCTTCTAGTTTTACAGAAGTAGACCCAAAAGGCTTTGGTGATAAAGGATTTTATAAACCAAATATACAATCTCCGTCAAAAGAAAAATCAGATACCGAAATGAACCAATCTATGCAACTCGTTGGTAATACATTTCTAGACCTTGTGGAAACAGAAGGGATGTCTCCAGAAGAAGCAAGAGGAGTAATAGAAGACGCTATTCTTGATATGGGGTATACTGAAGAACAATCTAAACAATTATTGGAAGTTATTAATACGTTACAAGACGAATTGGAGTAATAGATGGTAGCTAAGTCGGCACTTCAAATAGCAAATCAAATACTTGCCAAAAGAGGTTTAGGTACAGTCGATGAATCTGGTAAAGTATTTACTCCAACAAAATATGCAGAAGGTCCCACCACACCAATTCAAAAAGTGCCTAATCAGGCTCCTACCAAAACTATTGATACAAATATAAATTATCATAAACTATCAGATACAGAGTTTGAAAACTTTTACATAAATGAAAAAGGAGCGTTTGACCCTAATTGGGGAGCAAGTGCAGAACGGATTGGTAAAACAAAAGAGTGGTCGAAAATGAGAGATATTGCTCCCGCTAAAAATCAGTATTTCTATATGGGAAGTAAACAAAAAGCTCCTAATACTTCTGTAAAAGTAAATGAAAAAGAGTATGAAGAAATATTTGAAGCGACTATGAGAAATGGTGAAATATACGAAACAGTACCTTCTTTACAAGTAAAAAATGGAAATCTTTTAATACATACTGATGATTTAGATAATTTATATAAATATTTTGATGAAAGTCATTCTATGTCTTATAAACAATTTGGTGGCAGTGGAGCAGACCTTATTCCGAATCGTATGAAAGTCAAGTTTGGTAAGGGTTATAAGGAAGATGGCTATAATATGCCTATAATTGACGCTTTAGAAAAAAATAAAGGTAAAGTAGCTGCAAGTTTATTAGGTATAACTGGCACTGTTGGTGCTGAAGAATTAAACTTTACTGTAGGTGGAAAACAAATTACAATTCCATCTCCTCTTAATAAAGAACCTGAAGGTCCTGTAGAAAGAACAACAGTAGCTATACAAGAAGATAGAGATAGAGGTCTTATAGAAAAAATAACATTCCTCGGTGAGTGGGTAAGAGGTATGGGAATAGAAATTCTTACTGGTGACACAACTGCTAAAGAAGTTATAGAAGATAAAGGATTTTCTGATGCAGCAGATGTAGGATATGAAATTTGGAATAATCCAGACCATAAAGTAAAAACAAGTTTTATGGAAGCTCAGAATGACGCTTTTGATAAAATATATGCTGATGAACAAAAGTACGGAGCAAACTTTTTATCTGATAAAGCTCATTGGAAAAGTAAATATGAATCTGAGTTAGTAGGATATAAACTTGCTGGCAAAGAGATGCCTAAAGAAGAAAGAGAATTATTTGAAAAACATATAAAATATTCAAGTGATTTTTCTTTTATGAATTGGTTAGCTAGACCAGAAAATTCTCATATGAGAGCAGCTTATACAGTAGGTGCGGGATTAAGCTCAGATTTATTTTTAGAACCTTTAGTTTTTATAGGGCGAGGAATTGCTCTTGGATATGGAGCTTTAAAAGGAACTGCTAAATTTACAGATAAAGCTGTTACTGGTGGTAAAGGCGCAGAGAAAGTTTCTAAGATTAAAGAAGCTAGAGAAATTAAAAAGATTAAAAAAGCTAGTGATAAAGCTGCCAAGTTAGCTGCTACCTTAGAAAAGAAAGTAGAAACAAACGTTTTAGTTCATGGAATGGACCCATTTAAAGCAGCACAAAAAGCATGGAACTCTATTTCTGGTAAGAATCAAATTATACTAGCAAATTATAAACATTTACATCGTGCAGAAGATATACAAAAAAGCCTAACAGCTATAGAAGGTAAAGTAGGTTTAGAAGCAATAGCAAAAGCATCTACTGCTGCTGAAATAGCAATGCCAAAACATTTAATTCCTACTAAAATGAAAAAAATATTTGATGCTTATAAGAATACAACAGCACATAAACTTACTACTAAACCTTTAGGTCAATTTACTTCTGCTATGGGTAAGGAAATAGACCAATATGCAGGTTTAGCTTTAACTAGATTAGAAAAAATTTCTCCATATATAACTAGCAAATTAAAAAAGTTTGAATTTAAACTTGCTGTTAATTTTAATAGTGATATAAGAGCTGTTAGTCCTTGGCTAACTCAATATGGTAAATTAGCAAAGCCACAACAAAGGGCATTAGACAAAGCTCTATTTTCAGGAAATTTTAAAGAAGCTCGATTAATTATGAGTGAAACCAAAGGAATGGTAGATGAATTTGATACTAATGTTCTTAGAATATTAGAAGGAAAAAGGAAACAATTACAAGGAGTAAGTAAAAAGAATATAGGTGTAGCTAATTACTTTCCTAGAAACGTAACTGATACTAAGGGTTTAAAAGCTTGGGAAGCAGATAAACTAAAAGGAGTAAAAGGAGAAGGTACTCCAGCAGGAGAGTTTGACCCTGACGATATAGTAGCTATAATTAATAGAAATATTAGTAAAGAAATACATCTTTCTGACAGAACTTTATCAGCAGAAAAAAGAAGAATTATAAAAGAAATAGATGATACCAATATAGGTTTTTATAATTCATCAGATAACTCTATAGTTAATTATTTACGAGAAGTTAATCATCAAGTAGAACTTAGAAAATTTTTAGGTAAGTCTGGTAAATATTTAGATGAAGGTGATTCTCATTTAGATGACAGTATAGGTCAATTTATAAAAGATGAAGCTAAATTAGGAAAGTTAGATTCAGCAGATATTGATGATTTGGAAGAAATATTAAAATCTAGATTTATAGCGGGAGAAAAAGGATTAGGTAAAAAGGTTAGAGCAGTTAAAAATATTGGTTATTTAACAACTATTGCTAATCCCTACTCTGCTCTTATTCAGTTTGGTGATATAGGAGCTTCCATGTATACTAACGGTATTATTAATACTGTTGTTAATGGAGCTAAAATATTAAAAGGCGGTAAAAAAATATCTTATGATGAAACATTTGGTCAAAAGCTTATGGCTGAAATGGCTCATACAAACCCACAGGGTAAATTAAATTTAAAAAGTATCAGGTCTAGTGGTGATGTTTTAGATGTAGCTATGTCTTTATCCCAATTTAAAAGAGTTGATATGTTTGGTAAAGATATAGTTTTAAATTCAGCTTTAAATAAGTGGTCTAATATAGGCAAAAACAAAGCTTTACAAGCAGAATTTAGAATTAAGTATAGAAATAGTTTTACCAAAGAAGAAATGGATAATTTAATATCAGACTTTTCTAATTTAAAAATATACCCCAACTCTGCTCAACTTACAGACGATATTAAGTTTGTTCTTTTTAACGAGCTTATGGACGTACAACCAATAACAATGTCTCAAATGCCAACAGCGTACCTAAACGCTACAAAAACTGCGGGTGGTTTTGGCAGATTAATGTATCAGCTAAAAACATTTACCTTAAAGCAAATGGATATAGTTAGAACCAGAGCTTTACAAAAGATAGCAAATGGTAGAGTAGTAGAGGGAACAGCAGAACTTGCTAAGTACTCTTTAATATTAGGTGGAACAAACGCAACCGCCCAAACAATCAAAAGACAAGTTCAAGATTGGATAGAGGGTGGAGATAGAATGGATAGGTGGTTAGATGAAAACCCAACCGCAGTTGCTATGATTAGCAATAATATATTGAAACTTTGGGGAGTTGGAGAACGAGAAAAGAACTACCTTACTTCAACCGCGATAAAGAAATTGTGGCAAGACCAACTAACTCCTGTACCCGTTAGCAAATTAGATGATGCGTTACGTGTAGCTCAAGGAAATAAAGAGTTCTATGATTTTGCTATGAACACTATACCTAAACCAATAGCTAACCCATCTTTCTTTATAGCTTATGCTTTTGCTAATTTCTTTAACGCTACAACATCTAACGACTTAAAAAATTCAAATAAAAGAACTAGACAAAGAAATAATAGAACAAGAAATAGACCTACGAGACAACGTGCGAGATAATTAAATCTCACACGCTCCCGCAGTACAAGCTAACTCTTGACTACTTGTAGTATAGTCAATTTCCTCATTAAGTTCAGTCCACTCAATGTCTTTCGGCATTTCCTTAGATAGTTTCTTAAACTTCTCCTCATCTATCTCCTCATACGGAGCATCTTGATATATGTGGTCTGTATGTGGTAGAAAACTAATTCCACTCATAGACTCAAAGTTATCATACACCCAAGACATAGCAAGTAAAAATTCCTTTTCTTTATAGTATATAGTAACACTTGGTTTATGTTCACACCAATGTTCAGCATATATCTTCCACAACTCTAATTGTTTCATAGCTCCATACTGGTCTCTCATCACAGATGAGTTAGGAGACTGTATGGGAAAACTAAATACATACATATCATTAGGTTTCTCTGGGGCATCTTTATAAGGTATTCCCTTATCTATCATAAACTTACTTAGTGGGTCTTTCTTGTCTCCTCTAACATTCCGTATATAGAAAGAGCTATAACGAGGGTGTATGCCAGAGGCAGTATTACACAACTGAGACACAGTACCACTAGGCTTAACACAAGTGATAGCAACGCTCTGAGGAATTTGGAGCTTATCTGCCCAATCTTTGTTAGTTTCAATCGACACCTCTCTTAGTTCTTGTAACTTCTTTGGTAGTTGTTTGTTATTAGGGTCGCCAAGAGAAGCGTGGTCTAGTATGCCAGTTAAACTGACACCTAGCAATCTTTCCTCATCACAGTTGTTCTTGTAGTCTTTAGAAAGAAATCTAAAATCAGTCAATGTAGATTGCAAAGTACCTAGAATGGTGGCTACTCTAACTTTCTCTTTTAATCTTTCTTGACTATCTCCCGCACGAACTATGACCTCTGATAAGTTACAAAATTCTGAATCCCTGAGAATTATCTCAGAACACGGATTCGTTCCAAACTTATACTCGTGGTCTCTACGTCCATTTCTTTCTGCTACACGTTGAGCTGATGGTACAGAATAGATACCACGCTCTCCTGACTTTGATTCATATAAACTAGAACATTCATCTAAGAATACACTTAGAGCGGGTGTGTCCATGTAACATACTGAATTATTAGCTAAAGCTCTATGTGGGTAGTCTAACCACCATTGACCGCTTTTAGCTTTCTGCATTTCTCTATCGTCTAAATCAGATAAAGATATTAAAGCAGACCTACGGACACCGCCTACTACTACAATGTCTGCAATCTTACAGACTATATCGTGTACTTCAATAGGTTTAAGTTTTCTTCCTTTAGCGTTTTGAAATACGTCAACGCAGAACCTAAACAATTCCACTAGAGGTTCAGCACCACTAGCTCTCCCGCCAAATGTCTTTAAAGGCATACCCGCCTTTCTAACCTTACTTATATCCCACTTAGGAATTTGTCCTGAATACAATAAAGTTATAATCTCTTTAAAAGACTTAGACCAACCTATCTTGCTATCTGGAACACAGATGATAGTATCAGTTGGGTGGAAGTCCTCTGCAACCATTGGAAGTTTATCTACTTCAGATTTGCTCACAGAGAACCCCACGCCAGTTCCGCACATTAATATATACATAATCTCGCTAAACTTTCTAGCGTTATCCATAGCTACAAAACAACAATTATATCCCGCAACATTATCTTTCTTTAATGCCTCTCCCGCAGTCATAAGACAACGCATAGACGGCATTACTTTCTTAGCTAAGATAAATTGCCTACACTCATCTAACTGTGGGTGTAGTTCCGTTGGTACTCTATCTTTCCAAAAAGATATATACCTGTTTACTGTTTCTGACCAAGTTTCCCTACGTTTCTTTTCTGGTAGGTATCTTGCGTATCTGCTTTGGTGTATATAATCCTCATACAGATTCATAGCATTACTCTACACTCTTTGCAAACTTCATTTGCAGATACTCTAACTTAGTTTCTAACTCACTAGAATCCCATTGGTTTTCTTGATACCAAGCTATCATGTCCTCAGTAAAAAACATAGACCTCTTTAGTAAAAACTCTACTTCGTCTTTAGCGTGGTCTGCTACTATAAAGTCTGCACAAAAAGGAGTACAAGTATGGTTTACAAGTTCGTTCTCTTTTAAAGGAACTTCCTCTAATGGCTCGTACTTATATCCCACAGTTGGCTCTACAACTGGTACTTCATCATTTACCTCATGGTCGCAACCATAAAGACAACCTAGTGCTATTAAAAACACCCATATTAATATGTATCTCATGTTAAATATCCTCTAAAATGTTAGCATCTTCTGGTAACTCTGGTAGTTCTCGCCAACCTTTCTCGGTTGTTCTTACTTGCCCACTCCAAGTTAAAGTGTACTCGTGAGCATATACTTCTTCGTATAGCTTACCCCCTCTTTGGGCAACCCTACCAGTAGAACTACCGATAGTTCTTTTTATCAAAGCTCCATCGTTATCTTTCTCTGTCATGTTTCTTCTCCTACATCAAATTTATACAAATTATCTATTAACTTATCCTCGAAATTATCAAGAAGTTCCTCAGTAGTTATCTCAAGAACTTCTATGATTAAGTCGGGGTCGTACTCTAAGATTATCTTCTCCTTGATTTCTTCCAGAGTGAGTGTCATGGTTAGGCACTTCTTATCTCAGGAATGAGAATCTTCTTACAACTCCTAGCTCTTGGGTACGAATTACAATCTAAACAATGGTATCTGTCATAGATTCTAGTGTGAGCAATAACCTCTCCTTTGTACCTCAAGTTCTTTGAACCACAGTATGAACAACATTTCTCTGTCTTGTTCAATAAGTTCAAGTTCGGGTGGTTTACAACCAAAGGTCTTATCTTTAAGTAGGCTTGTTCTAAAACAAGAACATCATATTTACAATGGTCTCTCACATACTTAATAGCAGCCTTGTTCCCCGCTATTGCTCGTCTCCAAGTCTTAGGTTCAAGAGTTGTTTTAGCATCTGGTAACTCTAGGAACGCTTGTACTGTAGCTAACCTATTATTATTTAAACACATCTTATATCTAGCTGTTCTCCAACCATCTATGTGAGGTGTGTTCGGCATGGTTGGTAGTCCGTGGTCTAATAACCTAGACTGTATAAAAGGTACGTCAAATCTAATACCATACCACGTAATCCACGCGTCTGCATCAGACAGTATCTTAGATATGTCTTTACATAACAGGTAGTCATTAGTAGGGTCTTTCTTAAATGCTGACGGATAGTCAGATATGCTAAGAACCTTAGTTCTTTTGCTTCCCAACTCTTTATAACCAAAGCAAAGAATGTGTCCAAAGTTTGCTTTTAAGTTTGTTGTTTCTATGTCAAATACAATGATTCCTGACATTACGTCCACTCCTCTGGAATAGAGTATATTGCGTACTCGATGCCTTGTTGTATGCACCAATCGCTATACCTTTTCTTCCTAGTTTTAGTTAAATAATTATCTTGCATAAAAACAATCCTTAAATCTTTGGTTGGATTGGATTTTATAACTGCTTTTATTTTAGTTCTCATCTTAGGAGTAAAGTTTCCTTTCGCTTCTACCACTACTCCAGATGGTAAGAAAAAATCAGGAGTGTATATACGAGTCTCATACACCTCTCCACTCCCGCAAGCAGAACAAGTAGCGTTATAAGGTTTTATTTTATATTGCCACTTCTCCGTTTCGTATGAGAACTTAACTTTCAGTTTGGTCAATTCTTTACCAAGCCGAACTTCAAATTTACTCTTACCTTTAAACTTCACGTTCTTCAACGTCCAGAAAGTCTATTTTGTTACAGTTTAGTATTGTATGGATAGCTTCTGTGCTACCAGACCAGAATCCAACAACGCCTATACCCACTTCTGGCATAGGTATAAATCCAGAACAAATAATCTGTATGGTTTTACCAGAACTAAATACAGCATTTATATTATATTCTGGTAGAACATCTGATACTTCTTCTTCTTCTGGTTTTGGAAAATTTAAAAGTTTAAATTTGGAGTCCACATTTCCTTGTTCTTTCTCCTTATCCATAATAGTCTCCCATTGTTTATTAAATCTTCTTTAGTCAATCCTGCTCGTTCATATTGTTCAACAGCAACTTTTAATAATTCTTCTTCTTCCTCTATACCATCTAAAAGAACAGATGCTTTCTTATTACCTATACCCCTAATACCTTGTATGTTATCTACTCTATCTCCAGTAAGTAGTTGGATATAAAAAGATTTTATAGCTTGTTTCTCTGATATGTCGTAGGGTTCTTTGTCCTTAGTCCAATTATAATGCAATCCCCTAATCATATCTAAGTCTTTATCCTTAGTACAAATAACTGTATCTCCGTAAGGTCTTGATGACTGCTCAATACCCATAGCATCGTCAGCTTCCTCTCCGTTAGTAATTATAGTATTATAATTTTCTAATAGAAACTGTATAATCTCTTTGTATTGAGTAGGCTTATGATTCTTATCTCTATTACCCTTATACTTTAAGGGAGAGGGTACGTCATTTCTAAAGTTTGTCTTTCCTGTTAAATAAATTACCAACTGTTTTGAATCTGTCTCTTTTAAAATTTTATTTAAAACTAACTTGACATTGTGTAAGGTGTGAGATAACGGACTAGATGTATATTTTAATTCTAGTTCTTCTTTATCTAATCCATTATCATCACAGTATTCCTTTGCTTCTTTAGCGTAGGAAAATATAGTTCCGTCAGGACAATGCCACTCTCGTACATCAGATGCAAAACCACAACTATATACTATAATATCTCCGTCAACTAAAGCACTTCTAGGCATTATGACTCCATTAAATCCTTAATATCGTCTCCAGAAGTGTAGTATTCTATCTTACGAGCTAAGTCTAAAACAGAATCCGAGTCTAACTGAACTTCCACACCCGCCTTAGACATAGAAGATAACAATTCCGTTGATGCACTAACAGCGTGTCTCCTAATAATACTACGCTCTTTATCTGTAGAGCCTATTGGAAAAGCTACCATTTTTTTCTCTCCTGTCTTTTCGTCTTTAACTTCTGTTCCACTAAGAACTTCAATAGTTCCCTCTATATTCTTATATACTCTACCGCCAGATTCCTTTTCCTTTACTTTGAATTTAACAGTATCTTTGTACCTAGCATCGTGTTGTGCTAAGAAAGAATTGTACCATTCTCCGTCAATTTTAAATCCTTTTTGGTTCTTTGATACAGACTCTAAAACACCCTCTACTTCATACACTGCGCTCATATCTAAACTCCTTTATCTAATATAATTTTATAATACACCCATATTATACCACTATATATAGGGGGTGTCAACCTTTTTCATACAATCCCAACTTCCACCTGATTTTATCTCTATTTCTAGCGGAACTGGTAGCTCTATGTTATACCTACTCTTTAGTATCTGCGTTGTTCTATCCACCATTGCCCATTTAAGAGCCTTACAAGCGTTTGTATGCTGTTCTTCTACAACGTCTAACATTATATTGTCGTGTATGGTGTTGATAATACACATATCAGTATCAAACCACAACTTATAAGCCAAAGCACCTAGAGCTATCTTCATTATGTCGGTAGCTACTGACTGTACTGGATAATTTTTTATTTCCGTAGGAGAAAAAGCTGTTTCTCCTTTCTTATATTTAGAGTCATAATCTTTGAATACTAATTTTCTTCCTGTTATAGTACGCATTTCGCATTGGTGTCTAGGTAAACCCATTGGGGTTCTTTCTCCCTGATGGTCACAGCGTGTATCTACATGACTTCGCAAGTCTCCATGCCAGTTCCAAACATCTTCATATCTATCAAAGAAGTTATGTATAAACTCTTTGGCTACTTTTTGTGGTATCTTATTTATCTCAGCCATAGTTTTTGCACCCGCACCATACTGTAGCTGAAAGCTAAGAGTCTTTGCTAGTCTCCTTTGCTTCGGAGTAACATCATATTCTTTTATGTTATATAACTCAGAAGCTCTCATGGTGTGTAAATCTCTACCACTTTTTAAATCTTTTATAAGCATAGCATCTTCTGACAGCAGAGCAAGTACGTTTATCTCTAGTTGAGAATAATCTGCTTCAACTAAAAGACCAAACTCTCTCCTACTTTTAAAACACTCTCTTATACTAGACATCTTTTTTAAGTTCCATATCTATAAGTATATTAATATATTCTCTAGCTTTATGTAAGTCCTCAAGACCACCCTTGTATCTCCACCGCATAACATATTTTATAACATTACCCTCTGCGTATGGTATCTCATTCTCTATCATAAATTGTACTGGTTGTATCTTCCACTTAGTATAGTGTTGTGGCTCTTTTATATTATCTGGATTCATCACTTATCCTCCTGTTCGCCAAGCTGTTGTTCTAACTCTAAGTCTATTTGATGCCACCAATCAGCATCTTGTTGGTCTTGTATATCTTGATAAAATTTATCTTGGTCTAACATTTCTTTTACGTCTTTGCTGTTATGTTTTGTAGATTTGGGTTTCTGCATGATAATCTCCCTGTTGGAGTCTCGACATGATTAAACGTAGGGTGTAGTAATCCGTCTGCCCAACAAACTTTAGTTAATCCAGTTAGGTATGTATCTCTTTCTTTTCTAGCTTCTCTGTGTTCTTGGATAAGAGAAACAAATTTGGAAGTTTCTCTCACACTACCAAAAGTATCTAATATTTCTTGTAACACCTCATCAGATGTAAAGAATACACCTGATTTTTTAGATTTCCACTTATCGTTAGCAACATACATAGGTTTAAGTTCCTTAGTAAATTCCATATTCTTATATTTAATAGCACCTTTCTTTAGACCAGACTTGTAAACTACTACGTCTCCATTTTCATCATTTACTATCTTAGCTTCTTTCCACTTTAATACTCCACCAAAAAGCATAGCAGATACTTGGTCATGTGAGCCAAAGTTAATACTATCCTCAAACTCTTTGCTATATTTTGTTATGTTGTTATGTTTAAATACTGTGTCTATTAACTGGCTTTCCACATACTCTATCTCTCCGTCTAGTTTCTTATGTAATCTCCAAGCGTGTAACTCATCAAATGCCATTCCATTATACTCAGCGATTATAGTAGCCATTCTAGCTCTAAGCTCATCAAACACTATTGATTTTAATCCCTCTGCATCAACCCTTGCCAGTTGTTTTTTAAATACCTGTTCAGTAACTTCAACGTCATGTTCAAGGTACTCCAACAACATATCGCTAGGTATATCCTCTGTCTTGCAACCAGAATCCCAAAGAGCTTTAACCTCATCATTTTTTACTGGCAACTCATACTTCTCACATACCCCATTAAGAGAGGGGTATCTCCAAGACTGTCCACTAAGTATATATTCTACTAGCATGGAATCCCAAACTACAATTTTATTTTCTAGTATACCTTTACGGAGTTCTTCTACATACGGATTCATAGCTGTGTTTTTAAGTATGTGGCAAATGTCAAACGCTATATTATGACCTACTACTATAGGACATTTAACAACAGACTTAATATAATCATCACACCACTCTTTCTGTTTGTGGTCTTGATACCC